GACTTCCTGTTAGCTGTCCAGTTATGCCCACCGACTTTACGCTTGGGGCTTGGTGAGGAGAACAGTTTACGTCGAAGCTGATGCGACTCCAGCGTGAATCGTCTGATTTGGGTTGAAGATGACTTAGCCATTGAGTTTCAATAATAAGTTTTTGTAAAAAGATTGACATGTTGTCCGCACGTTCCTTAGATGCGGAAATTATCATTATTTTCTTTTCAGGATCGTTAAAGAGAGTCCAGAGGACGAAGGCTCCTGTGATCCAAGATTTGCCAACTCCACGGAAAGCTTGAATTTGAAGACGTTTAGGTCCATTTTGAAGATAGTCTGCGATTGCATATTGAGCTCTTGTTGGTGAAGGTAGGTCAAGCTGTTGCCATAAAGCTTGCAGAAACAGCTTGAAATCGTCCTGTAAGGCGGTTATAACATCTGTCATGTATGTTTTATCATTCTTTATCAAAGACGATGCTTCCATCGCCTTCTTGGAACCTTTTAGCATATAGCTCCTGATCTTCCATAGAGCAATGCCCTAAAAGTTCGTTACGATCTAATATTACTTGTTCGTCAGTTGTTATTCCTTTTGCTTTATCTTTAGTAGCATCTCTTGGTTTTACATTAGGATTAGGATCAGGTTTAGCTTCGCCTCCTTTAGGTGGAGAATCACTTTTCCCTTCAGGATCATATTTACCTTTATTAAGAGCACCGTGGATGTTTATACCTAATACTTCTTCTCCACCAATATTTTTACCTAATCCTATAAAGAGATCACTTAGAGCGCTTTTTGTACTAGCTTTCATCTAACCATCTCCTTAATTTAGCTTCTTGTTCTGGAGTAGCCCACCAACCTTTCCGACCTGCTGCACCCATAGGATCCTCATAAACTGATTTAACACCTTTCCTAATTGCACCTTTAGCTAATGATTTACGAGATGAGGATTCTAAGGATTTTCTTAAGAGCTCTTTATTCATGTTGATATCTTTCAAACTCTTAACAGCTGGATCTTTCATAGCTAGTAAAGTAGCATATTGTACAGTAGGATAATAGACATCTTCAAAGAATTGATCGATTCGCTGCATTTGTTCAGCTGCTGACATATTAGGTCTAGCTTTTGCTAAATCTCTCCAATAGTATTCAAATCCCATTTCTCTCATCCAACTATGAAGCAGCTTATGTGTCTGACCTGCTTTTCCGGGTAAGTTCCACATATTAGTTAGTGCATATCCTGGGACAGTACCATATTCTTTTGCTATATAACGCCAAGCATCTAGCTTATGAGCACGACCTACTTGATCTAACATTGCAGTAAAGGTTGAACCTTCTATATTAGCCCAAGCATGATGCTGCTCCCAACCTAATTCTTTCGCTGCTTTACCTGAACCTGGTACTCCACCTGCAGCTCTTTGATATCCTTGTTCAATATTATTAATAAATTCTTGAACTGTAGCTTCAATAGGACTTGTTCTTATATCACGAATTTCTCTTAATATACGTTGTCTCTCAGATTCTAAATGTCCATATTTTTTATATGTTAAGTCAAAAGGTTTTATTTGCCCACCTCTTTTTCCTTCTTTAACTGCTTTGTTATATGCAGCAAGGCTTTCACTTTTCTTCTTTGCGATCATCCTACTGATTTTAACTCCTTCTCTTTTAACAATAGGTTGCCCAGTAAACTGATCTATTTCCCAATTATCTAATCTATCAACAATATCAAGATATTTGATCCATTCTTGATCTATCAACTCATCACGAGCATCTAACATTCGATTCCATTCTTCATTAATGCCTTGCTCAATCGGATTGTTGGATCGTTTAGTTGCACGTTTAGCCATTACACCAGCACGTTCTTCAGGAGTTTTAGAAATTAAATCTGTTAATTCTCTAGGGATATCCTCTGGAATTTGTTCAGAAGCTGTTTTAAGAGGCTTCTTTTTCCATCCTTTTTTAGTTGCTGTACCTAGTTTATCTTTCATTTTCAAAGGTACAGCAGGTTCAGCTATACCCATACCTCTTAAAACTTTTGGATCATATTTAGGGATACCTTTAAAATACTTACCTTCTGCTATTTTATTTAATTTAGCTAATCTAGTTGTTTTAGAACTTGCACTTAAAGCTGAACCTATGCCTGGTACAAAATCTGTTACATCTGGCATAGCTATTGCACCAATCAGCATACCAATCCGTGGATCAAGACCAAGAGCACCAAAGGCAGCACCGCCACCTCTAGATAACTGCATCTCCATCCAATCATATCCAGGTATTCTACTATGTTGTTTACCTATCCAACCAAGACCACGTAAAGCTTTACCACCAAGGTGATCTGCTTGAGAAGTTTTAGCTAACCAAGGTGCAACAGTATCTTCACCCCAGTCAGCTAGTCTTGAACCTATTTTTGGGGGTTTGATATCATCTACTTTTGAACTTACTTCAGAAAGTGTTTTAAGTGTTTTTGTACCTGAAGCATCTACAGGACCAGGTAAAGGACGTTTAGTTGGTACATCAATTAATCTAGAAAATGATGTCATTTATCAACCTCCTGCAGTCCAAATCGTTTGACCTTTACGTTTATAAATCCTTAATTCATTAGCTGCTTGAGCTTTTAATAAAGCTGCTCTTACTTTAGGATCAGCTTCAAACGCTTTACGTTGTTTGTTAGTTAAAACACCAACAGCTTCACCAGTTCTAGGATCTATAGTATGTACATCAGATCTGATTCTTAGTTTATCTGCTTGATTATCAGAAGCTTCGTTTGGTATTGTTGTATTAACGCCTGATTGCCCATCCCCTTGGTTTTTATTAATGACAACTGAACTTGAGGCAGAACTGGGATCTCCTTGGGTCACAGTACTTTGGGCATCAGAGGGGTTTGGTTGAGGATCTATATATCCAAGGTTCATTCGTGCTTTTCTAATACTAGCACTTGTATATTCCGTTGGATTCGCTAGAATATATTGATCTGTACCTTCTTTGTATTGAGGAGCATCAAATTTAGTACCTATTCTTAATTTCTCTAAGGCTTCTTGAGCTTTTATTTCTTTCTGATCCACTTCTTGTTGGTAGATGTTCTGACCTAAGTAATCTTTTCCACTAAGACGAGTTCTTATAGAATCATTTCTTAAATTCCTAATCCTTAGATTACTATCATCTTTTGCTTTCAAATATTTAAAATCTTTTCTAGGAGTTGCTGTACCGTAATACTCTTTATTAAAGGATCTTAGCCCTTCTTCAGGCTTAAATGGTTTTCCTTTATTTGGACCAGTCTTCCATACTGTTTCTCTTTTTCCATTTGGATAAATCTTTATACCAGTATTAGTATCCAGCCATTTAGAATAAGCCAGCCTCTCATTACTTAATGCTCCTCCTTCAGAACCTTTTTTTAGTCTAGATCTTAATTTTAGAGTCTCAGCACTTAAATGAGCGTCTCTTAATTTTTCTGCCATTAATTACCTCCTTTTTGCACCACCTCTGGCACGATTAGTTTTACGTGATTCTGCAACAACTCGACCTCCTTTATGTGATAAATCTTGTTGCGGTCCAATCTTTCTTGATCGTCTTATTTTTAATAGATTACGCCTATAAGCACGTTTAGCTGGAGTAGCTCCTCGCTTAAGTTCGTCCCTCCTGTGCTTTAATCTGGACTTTTTATTCTTCCGATAAAATCTTGCAGTTCGCCCAGGATTAGGGCTTAACTTTGGAGCCATATAACCTCCTTTGAATTAATTGTGGATCTACTTTTGGTATTGCACTTGCTAATTGATCTAATGGACTGCCTTCATAAGCAACTCCACTTATATCATTTGATTTTAACCAGTCGCAAGCTGCCTTTAAATCTTGAGTAGAAGCAGTGCCACTTTTAACCCGTTGTAGGAATTCTTTTGTGACAAGGCTATGTAATTCATTAAACTGGTCTTCAGTGGCTTTCTTCATTTAACTAAATAGTTTTTCTTTAACAATTTTTAATGCCTGATCATCAAGCTTATTATCAGTTCTAGCTACATATGCTTCTAGTAGATCTACTACAAGTTTCTTCACTGAATCTGACTTTAAGAAGGCGAAAAGGATGGGTTTGATGATTAATAACATGATTTACTTTTTAGTAGTGGTTTTTTTAGTAGTTACTTTTTTCTCAGTTTTAGCTTTTGCATCAGCCTCTGCTTTTGCGTATTGTTCTGATAATGTACTCATAAATTTACATGTTTCTTTAGGTTTCTGCCAAGGTTTATACCATGGTTTAGGTGGTGACTTGCATTTAAGAACTTTAGCTTGTGCTTTAGTCCATGCAGCAATAGGAATGATATCACTACACATATGGTATACACGGCTGCCAGGGAGTATCATAAAACCTTTTGTTTGAAGGTTAGCGCATTCCTTGGCTCTAACTAATTCATAGTCCAGAGCCATTTTTGCTTCCTGGCGAGCTGCTATAGATTTACATCGTTCTATAATGGAACCATCTAATGGAACCATAAAATTAATTTGGAAACCCCAGTTCTCAGCTACTGTGTAACTAGATTGATTCATATCTTCATCGAATGGAGTAGTATGATTCCCCATATAAAATGGAGAGAATGTCATAGTACTACCATTACAACTGATATTTGGACCCATTACTTGTCTGCTGGGTGCTCCATTGTTTTGAAATTGTACAGCTTGGTTTGTAACGTTACCAGTAGCAGCAGCAACTGGATTTGAG